GCTCCTGAACGAGATAAATGTTACCAGTGGCCGAGTGTAGGCCTCGAAGTTGGTCAGCGCTTGCTAGCGCCCAACGCGCATTGGGGGCTCAAAGACCCGCACGGTGCCGCCTGTAGCTGCGGCGAACGCGTGCGGGGCCATGGAGCCCCGTTTGCGCGGGGCGCCCGCAGCGGGATCTTCCCTATATGCGATGTAGGGGACCCGATAGGGCTGGACGAACTTGAAGCCATCGGCAGCGGCGACGTAGATGCGGAGCCCGATGGTGGCAGAGGTGCTGACATCCCACGCAAGTGTGCCGGCGCCGAAAGAGGAGGCGGCAAGCTCAGCGGCGTTACGGGGGACGAGATTGAGGAGATTCTGGGACATGTGCTGGCCAGGAGCTTGCACAATGAGGGGGGCATCGGAAAGGTCGCCAAGCTGGGCAGGCCCCCCGCCGCCGAACGCATCACCGACAACGGGGATGGCCCCAGGCGACCAAGACATGGTGCTAGCCTCGTAGCGAGCCACGGAGAGGACGTCGGCAGGGGTAGCAAGGACGACAGTGGAGACCGGAGCAAGGTTGACACCCGTGGCCGAGAAGACGTAGAAGAGAGGCCCCCGCCACCATCGAAACAGGCGACCGTACCAAGCGAGGTACCCCGGGCGCCCATAGTCAGCGGTAGAGGGAGGGTCAAGGAAGAGGGAGGAGAAGCGCACAGCCTCGACGACACCGGGCGCGACAACCGACTTGGCATACCAGATGGTCTTCCGCTTGGCAAGGTCCTCACAGGTGGTGGAGGCGAAGCTGGAGTGCTTGGCGGCAGGAGCCCGGGGAGCGACAGGAGTGGTGGTCTCATCAGGGGCGACGACCTTCTCACTGGAGAGCATCTCAGGGACGACGACGTACTTCTCGTCATCGACATGTTGGCGGCCGCGAGCAAAGTGGGCTGCGCCGAGACCGGCGGTGAGGGCGGGGTCGGGGACTGAGAGCTCCATGGTGGTGAAGCGGATGTTGATGAGGAGGCGGACGGTCTGAGACTCAACCGGCGCAGTGGGACCCACCTGCAACCGGTTGAAGACCATGAGCCCGACGCTACCAAGGATGCCCTTATCCGTAAGGGCGTCCTCGGCGTCGAGAGCGAGGTAGGGATGGACGAAGGGAATCTCCATAGCCCCAGAGGTGTTGTGGCCGGCTTTGAGAAGGACGTGGGGATTGAGCAGGACGTCCTTCCGGGTGACAGTGGCGGGACTGACTCCAACGGGAACGAAGAAGACGGCGATCTGACCTTGTTGAAACATGTTGGACTGAATTTCAACAAGGACAGTGGCGCGCATCTTCTTCCAAACAAAGGAGTTGAAGACGGCGGCAACCGGCCCCTCTGGAATGAGACCCCAAGGATAGGTGTAGGAGGCAAGAGGGGCCTCAACGAGGTCGGAAGTGGTCCAGTCGACGCTCTCGATGAGGTACTGCCTCTCAAAGATAGCGGAAGGGCCGTCCCCGCTCATGGCAGCGTCGGCGGAGGGGCCACCGAGCGGGCGAACGTCGACCTCCTTCGTCTCATCGTTAAGAGAGGAGCCTCCGAGAGCGCCAGTGCTCAACATCTCGGGGATCATGGTACGGATGTTGGAGCGAGAGAGCATTTCGGGGATGGCGCCGAGAGGAGGAGCGTCAACGTAGAGATGGGAGAGGTTGCTGGCGGGGGTCATGAGTTCGAAGTCTGGGGCGGCAGAGATGAAAATGTTGATGTCGATGGATTGGGCGACGGTTTCGTTGACGGTGAGAGGGGTGAGAACAACCATGACAAGCTCGCCCATGGAGAAGTCTTTGGTGTCGAAGATGGCAGCGGCTTTGACCGGAGTGAGCAACCAGTCCCGATTGGAGTTGTAAGCCACCTCGACACGGGCGGTGTCCTCCATGCCGTAGGTGTATTGGATGGTGTACTGGGAGGTAATGTTTCCAGGGGTGATGACGGCACCCGAACGGCCATAGCGCGTGACGAAAGCGACACGGCAACTGGCCATCTGGGGCCCGACGAACTGGAAGGTGTAGACAAGCCCACCACGGAAGCGATCGAAGGGTAGGGAGACATACTCCAGGAGGGTGGGCTGGAACTGCACACCGTACGGAGCAATGATGGAATCGGGACAGCAGGTGAGGGGGATGCGAACGATGACGTCACCAGTGGCGGCAGTTGTATCGAGAGTAACTGTGCGCCACAGAGTGGGGGTCATGGCGAGATGTAGGATGGAGGTTTCGGGAGCTGAAGTGTCAGAGGGGACAGGCAAAGGTGGCTCACCCTCGAGGGGCCCGAGAGCCTGGGCGTGGTTGAGGCCAACCATGGGGGCGAAGTTAGGGTAGGCGCGGGGGTAGACTGGTTGGGCGTCCGCCCCGTCGTTGGGGGTGTCGAACCGCTGAATGGCGTCAGCGGTTTTGTCAGCGACGTCAATAGCGCGACGGGTGACAGCGGCCACGTTCCTGAAGCCGCCGGCGGCGGCCTTCACGCCACCAGCCAACTTCCCAGCGACAGCGCCCTCCGGAATGGCGCGCCTCTCGCCATCAAGATTGGGCACCTCGAGGCGGTCGGGGAAGGGTTGGCAGAGTTGATGGAGGAAGCGGGCGTCGGCATGATGGGCGGCGAGACCCAGTTCGGAGGGGGCGAGCTGGTTGGTAGTGGAGTCCTCAGCCTGAATGGTGCGGGCATGGAAGGCGGTGGCAGCAGCCTCCCAGGTGGGAAGGGTGTAAGGAATGGAGACGTCCCAAAAAGCGTCGGAGATGAGACGACGCCGTTCGGTGTAGGCGGTGGGCCCATCGGCGACGTGACGAAAGAGAATGCCGAGGGCGTTGGCTTGGAGGGCCTCGGCCTGGGTGAGAGCGGTAGTGACCCACTTGAGGCTACGGTACTGTTCGCTAAGCGGGGCGGCAGCGTACCGGACTCCGAGACCTAGCTCACAACACACAGTGCGTTGGGAAAGGTAGCTGAGGTGGATGATGGGGGTGAGGGAGGTGACGTCTCCAGAGTCGCCCTTGGTGGGGTCGGTGTACCCGGCGCCAAGGCCGACGAGCTGGGCCTGGACGGCGTGGAAGTTAAACCAGGCACCAAGCTCGGTGGGGACGGAGACGAGGTGATCATCACCATAGGTGCGGAGAGCGCACCTATTGTCGAAGACGGAGAGATCAGCGTGGAGGGGGGAGACGGAATTGGCGCAGAGAAGGAAAGCGCCGCGAATCATGTACTCGCAGAGGTAGTTGTTGAGATGGACGGTGAGAGGATTGCCCGTGGAGTTGCCGAAGTCCTTGGTGATGAAGAAGGGCCCGGCCTTGATGGTGGAATAGAAGCAACTCCGGATGAGGTAGGCGCGCTGTTCTGGGCAGCCAACCTCTCCGAAGTACGCATCCAGAGCGCCAACGAAGCCTTCGAGAACGGGAGAGAGGAGGTTGGATTCGAAGTTGGCGAAGTCACCCCCAAATCCAACGAGGGATTTCTTCTGCAGCTCCATGAGCATGTGCTCCCAATCCGAGCTGTAGACGTTCATGCCCACGCTGGAATTAACGCCAGGGGTGCCGCAGAAGTCGGCTTCCATGGCGGCCGCAAAGACGCGGCGCATGACGATGCTGAGAGCAAGAGGAGCTGCAAGGATGAGGCGAGGCAAGAGGACCTTCGAGGGCTTACGAAGTTCACTCTTGAGGAAGGCGTTGAAGACACAAGTGGGGCGGGGGCCACCACGAGCGACAGCCTCCAAGGCGGCAACCTGAGCCTGTAAATCCTGATTGGCGATGGCCATGGTGCCGTCTGGTTCGTAGGAGAAGCACCAACGACGGCCCCGCTCAGCGGCGGGTTGCTGGAGACTGAGCGGATAGCCGGCAGACTTACTGTTGTCGAGGGGTCGGAGGACACCATGGCCATTGAGCGCCTGAGAGAGATCGACCTCATACGGAGGGACAACCCGGCGGCGCCGCCGCCAGTTCTCAGAGAGGTCGGCAACAACAGTGCGATGGATGGCAGAAGGGAATCCAGAAAAGCGCGGAACGGCAAACCGATTGAGGGCGCCGACGAGAACGGTGAGAGGAGTCGTGCAGTGGTCACCCCGGAAGGCCGGGGAGTGAAGCGACGCGGCGGTGAGAGGATGGGAATAGAGGAGAGAGGGTTGCAGGTCGACGGCAGGGACGGTCGGCTCAGGCTTGAGGACCCGGCCGACCGACCGGTAGAGGGGAGAGAGCTCATGGAGGGCGCCAGGGATAATGGGTTCGGGGAAGAAGGGATCGGCAGCCCACTCAACAACGACGCTGGAAGAGAAGAGCCCCGAAGTGATGGGGATAGCCATGCCGACGGTGGGGGCGGAGCCACCTTGGAG